ATGATGTGGTTAGAGTATGAGAAAGAGAAAAACGACTTAGAGAATAGAATTATGAAACAAAATAGCAATTAATGACAAATTTCTACGACATATTAGACAAGTTAAAAGAGGAGTTAAGACTAAGTCCGTCGGTAAATACCGTAACCTTTGGCGATATAACAGAGATTGACCTTGACAAAACATCTATGTTCCCTTTATCTCACATTATAATGGATAGTGTACAGCATAGAGGTCAAACAATGATATTTAATATAAAAATACTATTTTCTGACGTAGTAGACTACAATAAAGATGTTACTGAGTTTGATGATTTTTACGGCAACAACAACCTACACGACATCTTCAATACACAGCTTCAGGTGGCAAACAACCTTATATCAAGACTAAAGAGGGGTGATTTATTTGCTTCTAAGTACCAATTGGATGGAGAACCAACATTAGAGCCTTTTAAAGAGCGATTTAGTAACGAGTTGGCAGGATGGACTACAGATATATCTATAGTTGTTCCAAATACCTCAAGTATCTGTTAATATGTCAGATGTACATCTAAATAAAGCCTTGGCAGATGTTGGTAAATTAATTACTGATAAACTAAAATCGTTAGCTAAGGCTGATAAATTCTATGCATCGGGAAAGTTAGACACTTCGTTTAGATATGAAGTGGTAAAGAAGGAGCTTGTTCTTCATAGTGAGGAATACGCAAGGGCGTTGTCAGAGGGTATAAAGCTACACCCTGAATACAATAAACAAAGTCCTGAGTTTAGGGCAAGTATTATTAAATGGGCAAAGACAAGAGGTATGCGACCCAATGCCAAAAACTCTAAAGGTCAATACACTAAAATAAAGCAATACCATTGGAACTCAATGGCAATAGCAATTGGAAAGTCAATAAGACATAATGGAATATCCAAGAGGTTTGGATACAAAGGAAGTGGCTTCATTGACAAGATGGAAGATAGTTTAAAACAACAAATGCTGACCATACTTACAGCAGGATACAAGAAAGACTTAATAGAAAGAATAAAAAATAAAATATAATGGCATTAATACTAACAAGGAGTCCGTATTTTGTGAGTAAAGGTAATTTTGACAACGGTGCTTTGTTGTCCGTAACCATATCTAACAGAATTTCAGTTTTATCAGTTACGACACTAAAAACATATAACCTAAACTTCTTTTCTCAGCAGTATATTGATATTTCACCATTAATACGTGACTATTTAGATAATTTAGATGTGTTAGTTGTTTCTACAACAGTGTCAGGTGCTATAAATGAAGTTGCTCAGTCAGATGTGTTGCTATCGCATATTGCAGTTGATGGGTATGCTAAATACGAGGAAGGATTTAATCCTGACCTATCAACAGAGCTGTCAAAAGATTCTTACTACGCAGGAAGCAATAAAACCATACATAGGCACGATGATAAGCCTTTGTCTATACCATTACTATTGCCACTAATTGACGGAGCATCTGCAACTCCCGAGACAAATGTAACAATAGCGTATTACAATGGTTCATCCCTAATTAGTACTGTTAATACAAACTTTAGTGCCTTTACGGGAGGAAATGATGTGTGGAAAACTTCTAATAGGGTAAATTACATATCTGAGAGTGAGTTTGACTCTTTTGAGGAGAGGGTATTGGCAGATGGAGGTACTTTTGAGTATTCAAAAGCAGTAGATAAATTTAATGACGCTTATTCATTCTTTCCTGCAACTAAGGTAGTTATATCGGTTGATGAAGATGTGAGTAAAAGAGTAGAACTTAATATTGTACCTGTCTCAGAATGCAAGTACGAACCCAAGAAGCTAAAGTTTATAAATAAGTACGGGGTTAAAGAGGATTTATGGTTCTTTAAGAAGTCTACCAACTCATTATCTACAAAAACGGAAACATACAGAGCTAATACGCTAAATTCATTTGCTTCAGGTGATTTAAGTAAGCACTCAATGAAGAGTTTTAACACTAACGGAAAGGAGTCTATGACTATTAATTCAGGGTTTGTTCCTGAGTCTTTTAGCGAAAACTTTAAGCAACTAATGCTATCCGAAAGAGTTTGGTTAGACACAGGTGCGGTAGATTTACCCATTACAATAAAAAGTAGTGACTTAGAGCTTAAAACCTCGGTAAATGAGAAGCTAATAAACTACACGATAGATATAGAATTTGCATTCGACACAATAAACAACATAAATTAATGAAATTAATCACAAGCGTACATATAGACACTGTTTCTGACTTAAAAGACGAGCCTGTATATGAGAGGTTGGAGCTTTTTGATTTCGAGACGATAGAACTTACCTCATCTATGCAAGATGTTAGGGATATTGGCTCTGTATTCACGGATTTCTCTCAGCAGTTTACAATTCCTGCAAGTCAGGTTAATAACAGGATTTTAAACCACTTTTACAATATGTCAATCACAAATGGATTTGACGCAAGGGTAAAAAGGAATGGATTTATTTCATTGAACGGGGTTAAGTTCAGACAAGGGTATATAAGGCTATCTGAGGCTACTTTAAGGAACGGAAAGCCTTTCTCTTATAGTATCACCTTCTTTGGAGCAATAGTGACTTTAAAAGACCTATTTGGAGTTAGTGAGATAAAAGATTTAGTTACGCTTTCTAAATACAACCACGATTACACGATAAATAATGTGTACAATGGCTTTAGAGTAGGTCTATCGCCTGATTCAAATGGTGTAATGCAACAGTCTACTATTAGAGACATTGTTTACCCATCAATATCCGTAGAAAATAAGTGGTTTTATGACACTTCAGGTGTTGCAGGTCAAGAAAGTGATTATAACCAAGGTCTTCAGAAGAATTTATGGTCACAAGGCACTTCGTCAGCAACAGGAATAGGCTATGAAGAACTAAAACCCGCACTAAAGATTAAGAGAATACTTGAAGCAATCGAAGAGTCTTACGCAAGTATAACTTTCTCTGACGACTTCTTTTCTGACGTTGATTTTAACAATTTGTATATGCTTTTGCATAACAAGAAAGGAGGACTTACTAATAGTACTTCAGGTGCAGGAAGTGAGAGGGTATTTTGGCTATCGACAGGTGCTCAAGGTGACTATACTCAGATACCTTCAGATGGTACTGACGTACTTCCCGTAACCACAAACACTACGCAAAAAGGAGGATACAGTGGCTTGGAAAGAAACGCTCAAATAACTACTCAAATAACAGCAAACAGCGTAACAGGTGGTGGTGACTATACGGTAGAGGTTTTAGATGCAGATAACAACGTAAGAGGTAGTCGTTCTTTTAACGGAACGGGAACTAACTCTTTTTCATTTATTTTGTCAAGCACTCAGGAGAAAGTTTGGATATTAAGAACAAGAATAAAGTCAGAGGGAGAATTACTTACATTTACGTTAAAGACTTTTGTGCAAATAACGCAAGAGGACGTTCAGGAAAACCAATTCGGAGAAGAAGTGCTTGTAACCAACTTTGAGAACGCTGAATTTCAGACAAAGCAGGGAACAATGCAAGAAGAGGTTATCATATACAATCAATTGCCTAAAATAACTATAATAGACCTATTGAAAGGGTTGTTTAATATGTTTAATCTAACGGCTTCTGTAGAAGATGGAATAATTGTAGTAAAGACACTAAATCAATTCTATTTTGATGGTGCAGACTTAGATTTGTCAGATGAATTGGACTCAGCAGAAACCACAGTTAAGAGGTCAGAGCTTTACAGCAATATAGACTTCAAATACTCAGAGCCAAAAACATTTGGAATAATTAACCAAAACAATATAACGCAAGATAACTTTGGTAATTTGCAATTTCAGGCTACAACAGATGGAAAAAACGGTAGTTTGGTATTTGATGGTGGTAAGTATGAGATAAAACTACCTTTTGAAAGGTTGTTGTTTGAAAGATTAAGTGACGAAGCAGATTTAGATGCGGATAAACCACCTTTCTCTCACGGATGGTTGGTGGATGAAGACGAATCACCTACTGTAACTAAGCCTGTTTTGTTCTTTAACATATCCACACCCGTAAATACAGGTGATTTTCAGATTGGATTCAAGACACAAACATCAGCTATAAACCAATACAATAGAGCAAGTAATTCAACAGCTAATAATAGCAAGTCACTTAGTTTTGGTGAGGAGATTGATGAGTTTACAGGTTTAAGTGTAGACAAGAGCTTGTTTAACCTATTCTATAGAGATTATGTATCAAATCTGTTTAAGATAACATCAAGGCTTGTAACATTTAACGCAATACTAAAGCTAAAGACTCTTTTATCGTATAAAATGAATGATAGGATTACCATAAACGGTATGGATTACAGAATTAACACTATAAAGACCAACCTAACGAGTGGTAAGACTTCTATGGAGCTTCTTACTGACTTCTCAATCACAAGTGCAATACTATCAAGTGATGTTACAGACCCTTCTGTGCCTACGGATTTAGCAGTAGACTCGGCTCAAGGTAATAGCTTAAATATTAGTTGGACTCACGCCACAGACAACGTGAATGTGACGGGATATAAGGTGTTTTTAAACAACGTACTTAAAACAACTACGGGATATGTAGATTCCTTGTTAATTACAGGTCTTATAGGCTCTACAACTTACTCAATAACCATATCAGCAATAGATGCAGCAGGTAATGAGTCGGCTAAATCTACTGCGGTAAGTGGAACAACAACATCAAGTGCAGATACGTCACCACCTGAAGAAATAGATGACTTAACATTAAATCAAAACGAGATAAATGACGATGGATTTAGGATTAATTGGACAGAGCCGTTCGATAACGTAGGTGTTACAGGGTATGACATATTCTTGAATCAATCATTCTACCAATCAATAGGAGCTGTAAGCACATTCTTGTTTGAGGGGTTAGATGGTGGAACACAATATACAGTAGCAATGGTTGCAAAAGATGCAGCAGGTAATGAAAGTGGAATTTCTAATATAATAAACGCAACAACAGACCAATAATGATAAAAGATATTTTAGAACTACTAAACAGTAGTGATTGGATGATAGGAGACAAGGATATTGATATAGCCAAGGGAATTAACAAGATTCCTGAGTCTTACAGTGAGTTAAAAGATAATATTAAGCGTAAAAAAATAGCAAAAAATGGCAAGTAATGCAGATGTTATACTTCTAAAAATTGAACTTGAGGAAGCAAAAGCTAAGGTAGGTATAAAGAATTTAACAAAAGAAGTAAAAAAGCTAGATGGTAGAACTAAGGAATATAGCCTCGCTGTAAAAAAGTTAGCTTTAGAAGAAGCTAAACTAAACAACGTACAAATAAGAAGAGTTGCGCATACTGCAAAACTTTCTAAATCTAATAAAGATTTATCTAATAGTATAACCCCTTTAAACAAAAAACTACAAGGTACTGAAACAGCATCGGGTGGTGCTGCCACATCTGTACTTGAGCTTGGTCGTGTTGTTTCTGATGCGCCTTATGGTATTAGAGGTATGGCAAACAACGTTTCTCAGTTATCCTCTAACATATTGTTTTCAGCTCAACAAATAGATAAAGCTACGGGTAAAGTTGTAGGGTTTACAGGAGTCATAAAAGGGATGGGAAAGGCTTTTATGGGTCCTCTTGGTATATTGTTTGCCATACAAGCTGTTATTGCAGCCGTTGATTTCTTCTATGGGAGTACAAAAAAAGCAGAAGAAGGTGTTGAAAGTTTAGATGGAGCAGCGGGAAGAGCAGGCTCTAATCTTAGAATTTTATCACAAAGTTTAGAAGCAGGCACTTTAAGTCAAGAAGAATCAAGTAAAGCAGTTAAAGCAGCAAATGAAGAGTACATTGGTCTTAACCTCGTATTAGATGAAAATAATAAACTAACAGACGACAGTGTAGTAGCTATAGATTCTAAAATAGAAGCACTTGCAAGATTAGCAAAAGCTCAAGCCTTACAGAAGTTAGTAGAAGACCAATATGCTAAATTATTGCCATTACAAATAGCTCAATCAGGTTTGGAAGCAAAGGCTATGAGTAGAGAGGCAACAGCCTTGAGTGCGCTATCTTTAGCTTATAAGGAAAATGGAAATGCACGAGCTTTGCAAGCAGCATTATCTGCAAGGTCAGCAGCAACAGAAGGCACAGACGCTATAGATAAGATAGAAAAAAAAATACAAGAATTATTAAAGGTCGCAGGAGATGAAGGGTTAATTGATGAGCTTTTCAAAGGAAAGAGTAAAGGAAAAGGAAAAACAAAAAGAAATAAGGTTGATTTACTTGGATTAGAGTCTGTAAAGATAGGTGAAGAAGCTAAGAAGGCTGAAAAGGTATTACAAGCTGTGTTAAGTGGTATGCAAATAGACAAGTTAAAGGTAAATCCATTAGACCTTAACTCGTTTCTAAGGATAGATACAACACTAAGTCCTGAGGCACAAGCCGCAATAAAAGCCTACAATAGAGCTGTTGCAGACCAAATGATTAAGGAGTCTGAAGCTGAAGATATAGAGACTCTTATAAAGACTTACAAGGTACTTATGTCAGGAGTGACTGATTTTATTGATGGTGAGTATGATAGACAACTCGTGGTAGAGAAGAACAAAACTAACGCAATGAACGAAGAGCTTAACAATAGGCTCTTGAATGAAAACCTGTCAAAAGACGAGAGAAAAGGGATACAAAATGAGATATACCAAAATGACGAGAAGCTTAGAAAAAAACAAGACATAATAGCTAAAAAAGCGTTTATGACAAGCAAAGCCTTTAACATAACAATGGCAACCATAGACACGTTTTCAGCAGCGACAAAGGCACTTAATGACCCTACTCCAATGCCTACTCCCTTAAGATTAGCATTAGTAGGTGCTACAATTGCGAGTGGATTAGCTCAAGTAGCATCCATAGCGAGAACTAAGTTTCAATCATCTTCAGCATCTACACCTATAAATACAGGTTCAGGTGGTGGTAGTGGTGGTGGTGCTGACAGAGAGTTTAACTTTAATTTAGTCGGCAACACGCAAGGAAATCAGTTAGTAGATGCGATACAGGGTCAATTTAAAACGCCAATCAAGGCATTCGTTGTGTCTAAGGATATTACAACACAGCAAGAACTTGACACCAACATAAAAGGGTCAGCAACATTTTAAAATACAACAATAATAATAATTTTAGTTATAATAATATGAAAAAATTAGATACAGTAGAGCTATTTATTGACGAGTCTAAGGAATTAGACGGTATAGAAGCTATAAGTTTAGTGGAGTTTCCTGCTATCGAAGAAAATTGGGTAGCACTTAACCAACACAAAGTAGAGTTTAAGACTATTGATATCGAGAAGAGAATTGTCGTAGGATTGGCATTAGTTCCTGACAAGAAGATATACAGAAAAAGTGGAGACTACGAATATAACATAGTGTTCTCAAAAGACACTGTATGCAAGGCGTCAGAGCTGTACCTAAAGAAACTAAAGACAAATAACACAACCTTAGAGCATCAAACATTAACAAGTGGTGTTTCTGTAATAGAATCTTGGATAGTAGAAGACTCTGCAATGGATAAAAGCAATCTATACAGTTTAAATGCTCCTACGGGTTCTTGGGCAGTTATAATGAAGATATACAACGATAACGTATGGGAAGATGTTAAGGCAGGTAAGTATTTAGGCTTCTCGATTGAAGGTATGTTTAGCGATAGTGTTCAAGAAATGAGTTCTGAAACGGAAGCAGAGCTTATAATCAAAGAAATTCAAAAAGCATTCGAGGATGAGAGCGAAATACTGTAAATGCCAAAACACATACACAATAGATAATTGTGAAGACAAAAGATGTAAGCAACCTGAATATTGGAAGCAAGGAATAGGTAGTATTCACAAACAAGAAGAAGAGGATTAAATGGGGTTTAAAAAGAACACATCTTTTGAAGTAAGACCTGACAAGCACACGCCTGAAGAAATATTGTTGTTAATTCCTGAAGAGGGAGTAATTATATACGATAGATTTCTCAAGGTGACTAAGATGTGGAACGGAAGTATGTGGGAAACTTTAAGTTCAAACTCTACAACCGTATCTCAGAAGTCTGCTAATTATGCATCATTGACCGCAGGAACAATAGTAGGTCAGATTGCATATGTAAATGCTTCATCAGGAACACCTTGGCTACCCTATAGCTACGGAGGTACTTATTATCCCGCAGGATGGTATTTATGGAACGGAACAATATGGGTAAGTGACAGAAACAACGTCTCAGAGCAATTACAACTTAATGTTGAAGGATTAGGAAGTAAAGTAGATAAAATCTCAGGAGATAGGCTAATATCGGCTTCAGAGATAGCTCAGTTAGAAAGTAAGTTGTTTAATATATCTATAAACTTTCAGGAGGTTGAGCCTTTTAATTATACACCAAGAGTTGCATTTAAAATAAACTCAATTACAAATCCCGATAGCCTTACTGTAACAATTACGGTAAACGGCAATCCTTATTCATTGGGAGTTAGTATTGCTCAATATGCAAGTGTTGTAGTAGTTGTTAGTGGCATTGGATTTATTAACCTAAATAGTGAAGAGATTTGATAAATAGTAAAGACCAATATTTTAACGTAAAGTCTTCAGAGGGCGGAGGAGGAGGAATTTCAGGCACTGCTTTTAGTGACGGTTACGAGGTCAAGTTAATTATAGCAGATAGCAATAACCCTCCATTAGATAACGTAACATTAGATATAGATTATGAGATAGACGACCAAATAAACAATCAGACCGAGACAGTTGAATTAGCCTTTCCTTCGGGAGTTTACGGTGATGCTTCAGCACCTCCTTTAGACACAAGAGGATTTTTAATTAGTGTATGGTTATCAGGTAGCACGAGTAGTGTTGGTGAAGTGGATAACCCATCAAATGCAAACGGACAAGATGATAGTTCTTCTGCGTTACTATCGACAAATGCATTAGGAAGCAATACAGAGCAGTTAGATTCTGAGATAGGCTCTAACATAGGCTCTATATCTTTTACAACTGCAACTTATAGAGGTTGGTTTGTTTCGACAACACCATTAGCGACAGGAACAGCTACTTTAATAGCACACTCCTCTGACAACTCTTTCTCAGACATAGTTATGTACACCGTGAGCGAAACAAATGGTGGAGACAACTACTCTGATGGTAGTTTTACTTTTGACTTATTTGCGTCAGGAGTAGATACACTATCTAAAATACAATCACTACAGATTTACCACAGAACGGTAGACGCAGTAGCAGGAGTTACCCCTGCAACATTAAATGTTGATGCAGGTAGCTTAGAACTAAACTTAATATTATAAAATGGGAAAAACAGAGACTGCAACAGAAATAGTTTACGCGGGTGACGGATTTACGATTACCGTAAAAAAAGATAGTGACTTCTTAGATGTACACCAAAGAACCAACTTAAACTCAATATTTAGCAACGGAGGAAGTCCTCAAACTTGGCAAGAATTGGCGAATTATTTAGACACAAAAATATAAGATATGAGTAAATTAAAAGTAAATGAGAGTGCAGGTGGTCAGATGGGTCATTGGAAATTAGATGTCTACAAAGGAGACGTTCAGAGTAAAGAAACGTACTTAGAAAGTATTGAGGGATACAACCTTATAACAACGGTAGGTAAAGAGTTTATCTTAGATAGATTAGTAAGTAACTCAAGGTCTGTATTAAGTCGTATAGGAGTAGGCACAAGCGGAACTTCTGCTAACGTAGCCAACACATCTTTGTCTTCTTCCTACTTTAAAGCATATGACTCATCACCTACGAGGATTGGCAGGACACTAACCTTTATAACAACATTCGGAACTTCTGACGCAAACCTTAATTGGCAAGAGTTAGGTATGGATAACGGAACTACATTGTTAAACAGAATTGCTCCAATAGGACCTTTCAATAAAACAAGTGCAGTATCAATAGTAGTAACGGTTACGGTGACGCAGAACTAACCAAAACCGAACAACAATAATCAAATTAGTTATATTAACAAGTAAATATAGATTTATGAAAGCAAGTGAAATAGTGAATGGCATCAAGGACTTATTAAAGCTATCCAAACAAGAAGTGGAGAAGGTTGAGGTAGTAGAAGATGTTAAAGTAGAATTAGCGGAGGACGACAAGAAGCCAAAGGAAGAGCCAAAGGCAGAAGCAAAACCCGAAGAGAAGAAAGAAGAAGTTGCCGAAGTAGTTGCAGCAGCGTTTGCAACACAACAGGAGTTGTCTCAAGTTAAGATGGAGTTATTAGAAATGATAAAGTCTATTATCGAAGACAAAACATCTGTAGGTGACAAGGAAGTACCACAAGAGCTATCTACTCAAGTAGAGTTAGAGAAGCCTAAAGAAATTGTACACTCACCTGAAGCGGAAGTGGATAAAAAGAAAGTAGTATTGTTCGAGAACAAGAGACCTGCTACTATTCAAGACAGAATTAATCAAATGTTATTTAATAATTAAATTTAAAGAAAAATGGCTACTACAACAAGTATTACTACGACCTATGCAGGTGAAGCAGCAGGGAAATATATCTCAGCAGCTTTACTAAGTGGAAACACAATGGCAAACGGTGGATTAACAATCAGACCGAACGTGAAGTTCAAGGAGGTTGTTAAGAGATTAGAATTAGATGGAATCGTAAAGGATGGAACGTGTGATTTTGACGACACATCAACACTAACGATTACAGAGAGAATTTTACAACCTGAAGAGTTCCAAGTGAACTTAGAGATGTGTAAGAAAGACTTTCGCTCTGATTGGGAGGCTATCCAAATGGGATATTCTGCACACGACAATTTAGCACCTAATTTCCAAAGCTACTTAATTTCTCACGTTGCTGCTAAAGTAGCACAGAGAACTGAGCAAGTAATTTGGGGTGGTGTAAACGGAAATGCAGGTGAATTTGATGGGTTTGGAACTTTATTGGCAGCAGATGCTAATTTACCACAAGCAAACGAAGTTGCAGGAACAACAATTACAGCAGCAAATGTTGTTGATGAATTAGGTAAAATTGTAGACGCAATGCCTTCAACTCTTTACGGAAGAGAAGATTTCTGCATCTACATTTCACAACACATTTTTAGAGCATACAAGCGTTCATTAGGAGGTTTTGGAGCAAACGGAGTTGGAGCAAGTGGTGTAAATAGTCAAGGAAATAACCAAGATGTTAATATTGTTTACTTTGACGGTGTTAAATTGTTTATGTCAAACGGATTAGGAGCTAACCAAGCAATTGCAACGACTAAGGATAACTTACACTTTGGTACAGGTTTGTTAGCAGACCACAACGAAGTTAAGGTCTTAGATATGGCAGACTTAGATGGTTCTCAGAATGTAAGAGTAATTATGAGATATACAGCAGGAGTTCAGTACGGTGTTGTTGAAGACATTGTAACTTACGGAATTACAAATACAGCTAACGATTAACATTAGCTTTTAAGATAAGATTAAGGGTAGGTAGTTTCTACTTACCCTTTTTTATTTAACAATAATTAAATACATATATAAAATGGCGTGTGATATAACGAGAGGTCGATTAGAGCCTTGTAAAGAAAGCGTAGGTGGGTTAAATGCTGTCTACTTTGTAAATTACGGAGACTTAACTCCTGAAATAAGCTCAGAATTAGAGATAACGACTGTAGGTACTTCTGTTTCTTTATTTAAGTTTGACTTGAGAGGCACTTCTTCTTATTCTGAAACTATCAATTCAAGTAGAGAAAATGGTACTACTTTTTATGAGCAGGTATTAGAACTTACTTTAAATAAATTAACCAAAGAAGACCACAAGACTATTAAGGTTTTGGCAGCAGGAAGACCGCACATTGTAGTAGAAGACAATAACGGAAATCTATTTATGGCAGGGTTGGAATACGGTGCAGACTTGACAGGTGGTACGATAGTAACAGGTGGAGCGATGGGAGACAATAGTGGATACACTTTGAGCTTTACAGGTATGGAAAAATCACCTGCAAACTTCTTGGAAGCAGATGCAAATGTTGGAGCGACATTAACCGCAGTAGGATTTGCAAGTCCAACAGTAGGAGCATAATTGCAAGTAAATTAACTAAATAGACCTCATCTTAATCGGTGGGGTTTTTTTATTAAAACAAAAATTGCAATTTGTGGTTATATTAGTATGATTATAATGAAGCCAATATCAACTCCCCAAACTATCTCAATTATCCCAAGGGACTCAAGCATAGCATCCGCAACGCTATTCCTTAAAAGAGATGGTGATGGAGCTGATTTGACACAAGTAATATCATTGTCAGACGCAGGAAACTATAAGGAAATTACATTTTCTTCAACCATACTAAAAGAAGGCTACACATACTTTTTAGAGATTTCAGATGGAACGGACTTAATCTACAGAGACAAGGTGTTTGTAACAGCTAAAGACAACTTCAAGATTAAACACAAAATACTTTCAGATAGCTTTACTCAATATAACGAAGTTGATGATAACACATATAAAATATAATGGCAAAAAAGGAAAAAATATATAAGGATAGCATAAGGGTTGTTAATTTAGCAACCTATGACGCACCTGTCATAAAGGAAGAACACAATAAGGATTGGGTATCTTTTGGTCAGAACAACGACTACTTCGACAGATTAATTGACAGATACTTAGACAGTCCAACAAACTCAAGGTGTATCAACGGTATTATTGATATGGTCTACGGAAGAGGTTTAGAGTCTACAAATTCAAGCATATTTCCAAGTCATTACGTTAAGATGCGTAAGCTGATGCGACCAAAAGAAATCAAGAGACTTATAAACGATTACTACCTATTAGGTCAAGGAGCTTTGCAAGTAAGCTATTCTAAAGACAAGAAGACTATCTTAAAGGTGTCTCACTTCCCTATGGAAACATTAAGGGCAGAAAAGGCTGTTAAAGGAATAATTAAGGCATACTACTACCATCCTAAATGGGTAGATTTAAAAACAAGTGACGAGCCAAAAAGAATACCTACTTTTGGTAACGGAAGTGACAATGAGTTAAATGAGATTTACATATTTAAACCATACAGAAGTGGATTCTATTACTATGCTACTACGGCATACCAAGCGTGTTTACAATACGCAAAGTTAGAGTCAGAAGTATCTAATTACCATATCTCTAATATTGAGAATGGTTTAGCACCATCTTTATTTATAAACTTTAATAATGGTATTCCTGACTCGACTGTTCAGCAGTCAATAGAGAGTAAAATTAATAAGAAATTTAGTGGAACATCTCAAAGCGGCAAGGCTATTATAGCATTTAATGACAGTGCAGAAACAAAAGCAGATATAACACCTATACACCTACCTGACGCTCACGCACAATATCAATTCCTTTCTGACGAAGCTACAGCTAAGATTATGTTAGGTCACGGTATAGTATCACCAATTTTATTAGGTATTAAAGACAATACAGGATTTGGAAACAATGCGGAAGAATTAAGAACTGCATCTGTATTGATGGATAACGTTATTATTAGACCATTGCAAGACGGAATATTATACGGTTTAGAGGAGTTGTTAGAGTTTAATGATATTCACCAAAACTTATACTTCAAGACGTTACAGCCTATTGAATTTACAGAGTTGGATAACGTATCTACACAAGTAAAAAGAGAAGAGGAAACGGGAGAGAAATTATCAGCTATGTATATGGATGATTTCGCTGACGAAGACGGTGATGATATGATTAGTCAATTAGAAGGCTTAGGAGAGGTTCTTAGCGATGATTGGAGTATGATACATAGTGAAGTATATAACGAAGGAAAAGAAGAGCTTAAAATGTCTGATTTAGCGTCAGAGAAAAAAGACAATTGGTTTAAGCAGTTGCTTTCATTAGCTAACCCTAAGAAGAAATCTACTGAAGATAGTGATGTATATAAGATTCGCTATGCATATATGCCTGAGAGAAAGTCACCAATGAGCAGAAACTTCTGTAAAAGTATGGAGGCATTGACTTCTAAGAAATTGGTATTTAGGAAAGAAGACATTAATATGATGTCCTTTAGAGGAATTAACAAGGAGCTTGGTCACAAGAAGAGAGCATATAGTTTGTTAAAGTTTAAAGGAGGTAAGAATTGCCACCACTATTGGGAACTGAGGGTATATCGCAAGAACGGCTCTACAATAAGTCCTGATGCTGCATACGAAAAAGGACTAAAAAAACCAAACAATCCGTCAGAAATTGACGAAAAGATGATTGACAGAGCAGACAAAGGAGCTTATCCATCTACTAAAATATAACAAATGAAGGCATTATTTATATCAGTTAAAGATTTAAAGGACAAGTCTATTATAGACGGAGGAACAGACGCAGACAAGTTGATACACTTTATTGAGGTGGCACAAGATATGCATATCCAAAACTACTTAGGCGGTAAGCTGTACGACAAGATGCAGGAATTAGTGCTTTCAGATGACATTGACACTGCACAGTATTCAGACTACAAGTCTCTTAGAGATGATTACTTGAAGCCTATGTTAGTTTGGTATAGTCAAATGGAGTACTTGCCTTTTGCAATGTTTAAGATTAACAACGGAGGAGTGTCTAAGCATACGAGCGAAGATAGTGCAGGTGTTGATTTTAGGGATATAGATAGAATGCAAAGTAAGATTACGGGTAGAGCTGAATTTTATACAAACAGATTTATTGACTACATCTGTGACAACAATAACAAGTTTCCTGAGTATAATGCTAACCAAAATGGTGATATGTACCCTGACAAAGATTCAGACACCTTCTCAAGTTTTGTATTGTAATGGAAGAATCTAAGAAGAGAGGTAGCTACAAAATTAAAGAAACTAATAGGATTAAGTTAATGTCATTCTATAAGAAGGTCAATGACGGAAAGTTAGATAAGTTAGGTAAAAATAAAGAGGAAAAATAATGGCAAACAATATAAATTGGGGTAGCATATATAAGAAGACCAACTTTGGTAAAGGTGTGACAAACGCCACTAATGGTTGGGGAAGTATTTATGCAAACTTAGTTAGCAGTATTTCAGGAATATTATCTTCACTAAAGTCTGTGGGAACTTATTACGAGAACGAAGAAGCTACGGAAGAAACTCTTAATAGTCTTGAGAAGTGTAAGATATTAGAGAAGGCAAGTATTCTTATTACACCTACTTCATATAGTGATGGTGTTTTACACGCTGCTAAACCTACAAATGGATTAGGGGTTGAGGAAGTTGTAAACGGAGATTTTGAAACGGATAGTGATTGGACTAAAGGCACGAACATTACTATTAATGAGGTTTCTGCTATTTTTTCATCTACTCCATCAGGAAATAGCCTTACACAATCAAATTTCTTAACAATAGGAAAAACCTATATATTTGTTTTTTCTGTTTCTAATTTTAGTGAAGGTTCTGTAAAGATAAGATTTCCTTTTAATTCTTCAAATTTAATAGCATCAAACGGAACATATACAGAAACCGCAATAGCTACATCAGATGACTTAACTTTTCAAGCAATTGGGACTACGACTTTAAATATAGACAACGTATCAGTAAAAGAAGTTATATCAGCAGACTTAGACCTTGTAAGAGGAAGTGCTGCAACGAGAACAAACGCTAATGGTAATGTTGTTAGTGTTGATAAATTAGTTGAAAAAATAATAAACGGAGATTTTAAAAATGGTGATGAAAATTGGAATAGGGGTGCAGGATGGACTGTTTCAGATGGTATGGCTTCGTGTGATGGAACAGATGATACGGAAATACAGCAATCATTTTCAAGTAGTAACACTATTTTAAAAAAAATAACATTTACTGTTTTAAATTATACAAGTGGAACATTAAGGGTGTATAGTGGCGCAGGTGCTGATATATTATTTGAAGTAAGCGAAAATGGTACATATACATATTATGACTATTTATTGCAAAATAGAATTTTCATCTACTCAATTAGTTCTTTTATAGGCTCTGTAGACAACGTATCAGTAAAAGAAGTAATAGACGTTACCAACATTCCAAGAATAGACTACACAGGCGGAGTAGGGCATATACTATTAGAGGGTCAGGCTACTAATTTAATTACTTATTCGGAGGATTTTAGTGATTCAAGTTGGAATAAACAAGCGGGAGTTACGCCAACATATAACACAACAGAAACTTTAAGTCCTGATGGAACAAACAACGCTACGAAGATAATTGGCAATGGTAATTCGGGGATTTTTCGCTTAGGGGTAAATGTTACAGGAGATGTTGCAAGAACTGTTTATTTAAAAAGTGTAACAGGAAGCACAACCGCTATATTAAGAGACCCTTACGGAAATGCAGTAGTAGTGAATAATATAACTATTACAGAAGATTGGCAAAGGTTCGATTTAGTAGGAGATAATGAGGGGTCGATTCAAGGATTATGGGTGGATGATATAACTTCAAGCGGTCTTTATATGTGGGGCGCACAATTAGAAACAGGCACAACACCATCAACCTACATACCAACAAGCGGAGGCACTGCTACACGTCTTGCAGAGACTTTAAGTAGGGGCGGTTTATCTTCTTTAATTAATAGCGAAGAGGGGGTTTGGTATTTGGATGTTGCCTCTTTATCAAATGGGATAAGATCGCAATACATTTCTTTGTCAGATAATACTTCAAATAATAGAATTAATTTACAATATAGATCTGATATTGACAGAATTATTTTTAGAATGGAGTCTAACGGATCTCAAGTTTTTGAATTTAATAATACTAATATAATTCAAGACAATTATAACAGAATAGCTATAAAGTGGGGTTTAAATAATTTTGCTGTTTTTATAAACGGAATTAAAGAATTTGAATCATTAAATGGATCAACCTTTAGTGCAAATGTTTTAAATTTTTTGTCTTTATCATTCAACAATGGATCAACGGCAAAATTTGAAGGAAAAATAAAAACCTTAGCAGTTTACAAAGAAGCTCTAACAGATGCAGAACTACAATGTTTAACAACGCAATCTTAAAATAATAAAATGGCAATAACACCAAGCATAGCATTAATTCCAAGCGGATATAAAGATGGTTTAATTTACAGCAAACTACCTATAAACGGTCAGGCTGACTTAAACTTCTTAAGAGGTGGTTCGGGTGGCTCTGCTCGTAGATTTACTAAAGAAGGCTTATTAGAGGAGGTTTCAGGCAATACGCCTCGTTTAAATTGGGAACAGTCTAACAATCCGTCTTTACTCATAGAGGATACTTCAAGAAATATTGTTACATACTCAGAAGAATTTACGAGAGCCAATTGGAATAAAATTAACATAACCGTTACAGGTAATGAACAAATAGCTCCTGACGGCAATAAAAGTGCTGATAAAATTCAAAGAACATCAACAAGTGCTTCTTACATATCAGACTCACTTGATAAGTCAAGTTCTTCTGCAATAAATATGTCAGCAAGTTTCTTTGTTCAAAAGGGTTCAGGAGACTATGGAGCTGTTAGAGTTCAGGGTTTGTATCCTGCTCGTGTTGATTTACAGTTTAGATACTCAACCTCAGAAGTGGTTTTGGTAACTTCAACCACATTCACAGCAACCTCATCCTCAATAAAAGAGGTTAAGAAGGGTTTTTTTAGGGTTTGTGTTTCTTTTATTACCGACAATCATCCAAGTTTGTCACCAAGTTTTTCACCAAGAAGCTCTCAAGGTCAAATAGATAGTACAGATACAAGCTCAGACGCTTATGCTTATTTATGGGGAGCACAATTAGAGGAAAATAGTTACAGCTCTTCGTATATTCCAAATTTTGGAACAGGCTCAGGAGTAACAAGACTAAAAGAATCATTCTCAAAGTCAGGATTAAGTGAGTATATAGACAGTCAATCAGGAGTTTTGGAGGTTAGATGGAGGTCTTTTTCAAACAACTTATTTAAGAGAGCTATATCAATTAATGACAACACAGGATTTACCTCTAATGAAGTTTTTATTGAATGGAGTAATGTTTCTAACAAGGTTGAAGTAAGGTATCAAGGTGGAGGAACTTCTTGTCTTGTTTCAGGAATTTCACCAACACCTATTACAGAATTTAATACAGTTAAGGTTAAATGGAATTATGATGGGTTAGCTGTAAAAATAAACAATATTGAATTAGGTACGAATACAAATATAACAATTCAAACAGCAGGAAGAATGAATACAGTATCATCAACAAGAGGTAATGGTGCTGACTTTTTTCAAGGAGATATTGAGTACATACAAATATATAAAGGAATAGAAAAATATTAAGAATATAATTATGAATATAGGAAAATACGAGTTTAATTCAGCAGAACAGTTTAATGCAAAAATGGACGCCTTACACGACATCGACCAAGAAGGAAACGAGATACCTAAAATAAAGTTTGCATTCGTGCCTTTAGGTTATATCGTTTTAGAAAAGGCAATATATAACGAACAAGGAGAGGAGGTAAAAGAAGCCGTCTACTCGGAAGGGTATCACGTTGATATGGCTTGGTTCTTGGAAGACACTTTTGATGAAGAGGGTAATTTAGAAAAGAAAGACCATCCTTACGGTTGGAAAAGCTATAGCGTAGAATTAGATAACGAAGGAATCCACTCATTCTTAGGAGCGAGTTATTTAACACATAAATTTTAATGAAACTAACTGACTTGAAAATATACGGATTAAACGGTTTTGCCTTTGCAGTGAACTATACTGAAATTGAGCTTGGATTAAAGATATTACTAACCTTAGTGGTTATTGGCTACACCGCACAAAAATGGTATTTAATGAATAAAAACAAAGGAAAAGATGAGTAAATACTTTAAAAATATAGAAGAGAATATGGATGTTTGCTTCTTGGAAAAGTTAGATGCTGCAAGAGAATATGCAGGTATCCCTTTTAATATAAACTCAGCGTACAGAAGTCCTGAGCACCCTGAATCAATAAAGAATCCTACATCAAGCCACATCAAAGGCTTAGCAGTGGATATAGCTATACGAAGTAGCAGAGAAAGGTTCTTGGTCTTAGAGGCTCTAATACACGTTGGCTTTACGAGATTGGGGATTGCAGAAACTTTTATTCACGCAGATTTTGACTTGGATAAATCACAAAATGTTAGTTGGACTTATTAAA